GGCTGCCCGGATGTGCTGGCGGCTGCGATCGATGATGCGCGCCGCTCGGCCGAATGTGCCGCCGCGATCGAGGCCGAAGACCTGTTTGCCGAGCGCGCCAGCTGTTCCGAGCCGGTGAAGCGGCGCGGGGCGCTGCTTTCCGGCGCCAGGGCCGACCTCGCCGACGTCCGCGGCCAGCTCGCCCAGGCGGAGCGCCGCACCACCGCCGCCATCGCCCGGGCAGAGGCCCGCGCCACCGTTCAAGCCCGGAAGGACGCCGATGCCCAGTCTGCCCTGTCGCACGCGCCACGTGGCGCTGATGGTCTGCTCACTTGCGATGCTGAGTGCCTGCGCCAGCTCTCGGGCACCGCGCGTGAAGGCCGCTGACCCCGTGGTCGAGACCCGCACCGTCACCCGCGCGCTGTGCCCCGAAGAGCTGCGCCTGGAACTGCCCGCCATGCCGGCGCCGGCGCCTGAGGCCGTGCTGCGCGGCAACGAGGCGGGCCTGCGCTTCCATGCCGAGCTGGGTGCCTGGGGCGGGCTGCTGGCCCGGCGCCTGGCCGATGCGGCGGCCGGCTGCCCGCAACCCGAGGCAGGCCAGTGATGGATCCGCGCATCAAGGCCATCATCGACGGCGTGATCGCCAAGGAGGGCGGTTACGTGAACGACCCGCGCGATCGCGGCGGCGAGACGAACTGGGGCATCACGGTCGCCGTGGCGCGGGCCAATGGCTGGAAGCTGCCCATGCGCGATCTGCCGCGCAGCAAGGCCTTCGACATCTACTACAGTCAGTATGTGCTGCAGCCCCGGTTCGACCGGGTTGCCCAGCTCCATGCCGGCGTCGCGGCCGAGTGCATCGACACCGGCGTCAACATGGGCCCGGCCTGGGGCGCGATGATCCTGCAGCGGTGCCTCAACGCCCTCAACAACCAGGGCGCGCAGTTCGCGGACATTGCGGTCGACGGCCGGATCGGGCCGGGCACGCTTGGCGCGCTGTCGGCCTATCTGAAGCGCCGCGGCGCCGAAGGGGCCACCGTCCTGATCCGGGCAATGAACTGCGTGCAGGGCGAGCGCTACATCGACCTGGCCGAGAAGCGGCCGGCCAATGAGGCGTTCGTCTATGGCTGGTTGCGGGAGCGGGTGGCGTGATCTTCGCGGACGCTCGCCTTGGAGACACCGTCGACGTGTCGCAGCTGCTGGAGGAGCGGGCGCGCGCCGTCGCGCTCAGCCGTGTGCGCCAGGAGCTGCGGGCGCGGCCCGGCGTGACGGAGTGCACCAGCTGCGGAGACGCCATCAGCCCCGCCCGCCTGGCGGCGCTGCCCGCCGCCCAGCGCTGCACCGACTGCCAGTCCCTCCTCGAAAGCCGGAAGCGGAAATGACCCCGACCCTCATCCTCCAGACCATCCTCGCCCTGCTGACGCTCGTGAACGTGGGGTGCGCCGTGTACGTCGCCCGCCGCACGCTGAAGTGGCGGGAGAGCGACGAGGCCAAGGCCTTCGTGCTGCGGGTGCAGGCGATCGAGGCGAAGGTCGGCGGGATCGACGAGAAGGGGCTGAGCGCGCGCCTGGGCGAGGTGGAAGACAAGGTGATCGCGATCGAGGCGCGACTGGAGAGCATGGCCACCAAGGCCGATGTCGACAGCCTGAAGAGCGACGTCCGTCACATGAGCCGGGAGCTGGAGAAGATCGACTCCGGTGTGACCCGCATCGAATCCTGGCTGATGGAGCGTGGAAAGTGAGCGCGTACCGAGAGCATTTCGCCGAGCATCTTCGGCTGACCATCCTGCGGCTGCTGGCCGAGCTGCCGTCCTATTCCGCCAACAGCAGCGTCATCACCGATGCAGCGCACGAGCTGGGCCTGGTGGCCACCCGCGACATCATCCGCACCGAGCTCGCGTGGATGGCCGAACAGGGGCTGGTGACGACTCGGGAGCCTGCCCCTGGCCTGGTGGTCGCAACGGCCACCGAACGCGGCCTGGACGTGGCGGCCGGCCGGTCGCGCGTGCCTGGCGTTCAGCGCCCCGGCCCGGGGAAGGCCTGATGCGCCGGCCGATTCCTGCGAAGCCGCGCGGCCGCCATGTGGCGAGCACGGTCGATCGCCTGGATCCCGAGATCAAGAAGCTGATCATGGATCTGTGGGTGGACCATGGCTGGCGCATCGACGACATCCGCGCGAAGCTCATCGAGCTCGGCAATCCGGTGTCCCGGTCCGCGCTCGGCCGGCACGTGCGCACCCTGCCCGAGGTGGCGAAGGAGATGCGCGAGGCCCGCGAGATGGCCGAGAGCCTGGCGCGCGAGGTTGGCGGCGCTGGCGAAGACAAGCTGGCCGAGCTGAACATCGAGCTGATGCACGGCGTGATGCTGCGGCTGCTTTCCAGCGGGAAGACCTCGGAAGACGGTGAGAGCGTTACCTTCAACCCGGAAGAGGTGATGTTCCTGGGCCGGGCGATGAAGGACCTGGCAGCCGCGCGGAAGACCGACGTGGACCGGGTGCGAGCGCGCGAGAAGCTGATCGAGGATCGCGCCAAGCAGGCGGCCGTCGCCAAGGTGGAAGAGGTGGCGAAGACCCAGCGCGGCCTGACGGCCGACCTGGTGATGCAGATCCGCCATGCGGTGCTGGGCGATGCTTAAGGGCTGGCTGAGGCGTGCCCGAGAGGCTGTTGAGCGGGCGCTGACCTGGGTGATCACGCTGATCGTCGGGGGCCGGCCGTGAACTGGGTTATTGAACAGCGCCGCCGCGGCACATGGGTGGTGCTCAAGCGCTACCCTGACCAAGCGGCGGCGAAGCTGGAGTTGCGCCGACTGACGCCCTCGAAGGCGGCGATCGGCGAGCTGCGCGTCCGCGAGAAGCCGATCGACGAGAGCGCGGTTGCATGATGCCGTCGGCGGAGATCCTCGGCATGCTGTGCCTGGGCCTGCTCTGCTGGGCGATCGGCGCGTCGCTCGCTGCCTGGAAGTGGCGGCGATCCTACCGGGGTGCGCTTGCCGCCTACCGGTCGTTCGCCGACCTGAGGATCGCCCGCCCCGCCAAGAGCGAGGCCCATGTGAAGGCAGCTCGCACGCGGATCCAGCGGGAGCGTGCGCGGGTGCTCGCCAAGATGAAGGAGCTGCAGGCCGAGACCCATGCGCGGGAGCTGGGCTGGTGACGCCGTCTGAGCAACTGCGAGCCAGCGCGCGTCGTCTCAATTCGCCGCTTCAGCTTCGCGGCATGACGGGCGCTCGACTTGGTCAGCTCATCGGTGTCGGTCGTGGCCAAGTTTACCAGTGGATGCGGGGTGACCAGTTCGTTCCGATGTATCGGGCCCCGTCGGTCGCGGACGTGCTCGGCTGCACACCCGGCTTCCTCATGTTCGGCGATGCGAAGCCTGGCGCGATTTTCTCTGACCAGGAGCTGTCCGACCGGCTGCTGGTCGCACGGATCCCGCACCCTCGGATGAAGGGTGACCCGCTGGTCTGGAAGGGCCCGGTGCCATGACCGCCGGCCTGACCCCGCCGGAACAGCGCGCCGAGGACCGCGCGGCCGCCGAAAGCCTGCTGCTGGGCCTGCCCAGGGGCGAGGTGCTGCTGCCCTACCAGCAGGTCGCCAACCGGAACCTGTGGCGGGGCGTGAGCCTGCTGGCGATCGAGAAGAGCCGGCGGATCGGGCTTACCTGGGGGCTGGCCTCTCACGCCGTCCTCAGGGCCGCCTCGGTGGCCAATGCCGGCGGCATGAACGCCTGGTACATGGGCTACGACCAGGAGATGGCGCGGGAATTCATCGACGTCTGCGCGATGTGGGCCCGGGTGTTCGGAATGGCGGCCGAGGCGGTCGACATGGAGGTGCTGTCCGACGGGGAAAAGGACGTCGGCGCGTTCCGGATCCGCTTCGCCAGCGGACACAAGATCGTCGCGCTGCCGAGCGTGCCGCGGGCGCTGCGGGGCAAGCAGGGCCTGGTGATCATCGACGAAGCCGCGTTCCACAAGGACCTGGCCGAGGTGATCAAGGCGGCCCTCGCCCTGCTGATGTGGGGCGGCCAGGTGGTGGTGGTCTCTACCCACGACGGCGTCGACAACCCGTTCAACTTGCTGATCGACGAGATCCGGGGCGGCCGGCGCAAGGGCGAGGTGGTGACGATCACCTTCGACGACGCGCTCCAGTCCGGCCTGTATGACCGGATCGCGGCCGTCGCGCGCACCAAAGGCCGCCCGCTGGAGGGCGACCAGGCCGAGTGGGTGGCGGACATCCGAAACACCTACGGCGATGATGCTGAGGAAGAGCTGGACTGTGTGCCCAAGGCCGGCAGCGGCAGCCTGATCAAGCCCGAGGATCTGGCGGCGTGCGAGCACAAGGATGCGGGCAAGAGCGAGCTCTACACCGGCGGGCTGTTCTACATCGGCCGCGACGTGGCGCGCCGGCGCGACGGGCAGATCATCTGGGGCTTCGAGGCCGTCGGCGACGTGCTGTGGCTGCGCGACCGCTGGGAAGAAGTGGGCAAGAGCTTCCAGGAGCAGGATGACGCCTTCGACGACATGTTCCGCGAGCGCCGCGTCGTGCAGGCCGGGATCGACCAGACCGGCATGGGGGAGAAGGTGGTCGAGGACGCCCAGCGGCGGCACGGCAGCTACCGCGTGCAGGGCTTCCTGCTGACAGGCCCCACCCGCCTCGATCTGGGCGTCAGCCTCGCCACCCGGTTCGAACGCGGCCTTATCCGCGTGCCGCCGGATCCTGTGATCCGCAGCGACCTTCGGGCGATCAAGCGGGCGGCGACGGCCGGCGGGGGCGTGCGCCTGGTGAACGACGACACCACCCATGCGGACCGCTTCTGGGCGGCCGGGATCGCAAGCCGCCTCGCGGACCTGCCGCCCGGCGAATACGACTATCGGGCCGTGCCCAACCTTAGCAGAACCGGGGGCGGCCTCGGGCGCTCGAGCGGCCGCAACTTCAACCGACCTGACCACAGTGGAGACCGCGACCGGATGATCGGGCGCGGCCGCCGCGGCTTCTGAGGACCCCAGCATGGCGCGTGCCCCGAAACCACCGAAGCCCAAGCAGCTGCCGCCCGAGCAGGAGATGACGCTGGTTGCCCAGGTTGCGGCGCCTGCACTGGGATCCGCGCGGTCGATCCTGACGGGGCACCCGGCCGACGGCCTCACGCCCGATCGCCTGGCAGTGCTGCTGCGCTCGGCCGAGGACGGCGACCCGGAAAGCTACCTCGAGCTTGCCGAACAGATGGAGGAGCGGGATCTCCACTATCTGTCGGTGCTCGGCACCCGGAAGCGGCAGGTGAGCCAGCTGCCCATCACGGTGGAAGCGGCAAGCGACGCAGCCGAGCACCAGGCGCATGCGGAGCTGATCCGCGAGTTCCTGGCACGCGACACACTCGAGTCCGAGCTGTTCGACATCCTGGACGCGATCGGCAAGGGCTTCTCCGTCACCGAGATCATATGGGAGACGGCCGGCGGCCGCTGGCTGCCCAAGCGGCTCGCCTGGCGGGATCCGCGCTGGTTCGAGTTCTCGCCGGTAGACGGAGAGACGATCCAGCTGAAGGGCCAGCCCTCCGGCGGCGCGCAGGGCCTCGGTGGCGGCATGACCCGCACGCCGGTCTCCGGCTTCCAGTTCAAGTTCATCCAGCATGTGCACGCCGCCAAGAGCGGCCTCGCCATCCGGGGCGGCTTCGCCCGGGCCGTGGCCTGGTGCTACCTGTTCAAGAATTACGGGCTGAAGGATTGGGTGTCCTTCTGCGAGATCTACGGCCTGCCGTTCCGCATCGGGAAGTACGAGCCGGGCGCCAGCGAAGACGACATCCGCAAGCTGATGATGGCCGTCTCCAACGTGGGCACCGACGCGGCCGCCGTGATGCCCAAGAGCATGGAGATCGATTTCGTCGACGGGAAGTCGACTGGGGCCGCCGATCTCTACGAGAAGCTCTGCAACTATCTCGACCGGCAGATCAGCAAGGCCGTGCTGGGGCAGACCGCGACGACAGACGCCGACACCGGCGGCCTGGGATCTGGCAAGGAGCATGGCGACGTTCGCGCCGACATCGAGCGGGCGGACGCCAAGCTGCTGGCCGCGACGCTGCAGCGCGACCTGGTGGTGCCGATCGTCCAGCTCAACTTCGGCGCGCAGGCGCTCTATCCCCGGATCAAGATCGGGCGGGAAGAGAGCCACGACACCCAAGCGATGTCGTCGGCGCTTGCGCAGCTGGTGCCGTTGGGGCTGAAGGTGGGCATGAGCACGGTGCGCGACCGGCTCGGCTTCCCGGATCCGGAGCCCGGCGAGGAGGTGCTGGGGCAGGCTGCAGACAAAACCCGCGGAACCGGCCTGCCGGGCACAGGCGCGCCAGCCTCAGGCCCGGTCCTGGCGCCCAAACCCGGAATCGCGCCCAGCGGGCTCCTTAGCGCCTCTTATTTCGATTTTGCCGGCAGGGATCGGGTGCCAAATCTGCTGGCAGCCGCGATGGCCGGCAAACTGGCCGGTGAAGCCGACGAGATCGAGCGCGCGGCCGCGGCGATCGCCAGCGAGCAGGGCCGGGCCATCCTGGCGCCGCTGATCGAGCCGATGCTTGCCGCGCTGGCCCGGGGCGAGAGCTTCGAGGATGCGCGCGAGATCCTCAACCGGGTCGCCGCCAGCATGGACGAGCGCGAGCTCGAGGCCGCGCTGGAGCAGGCCTGCCTGGTGGCGCGCGCGGCCGGGAACAGCGGACTTTAGGAGACAGCACATGACCGAGTTCCACCCGGCCCCGACCGAGTTCACCGCCGAGCAGATTGCCGCCGACGGGATCCTCCGGTTCTTCCACTTCGCCCATCTTCCCGCAGACTTGCAGGAGGCTAGCCGTCCATTCTGCGACCTGGCGCGCCATATCGTGGAGACGCTGCCCCGCAATCCAGAACGGACCGTGGCGCTGCGGAAGCTGCTCGAAGCGAAGGACGCAGCCGTCCGCGCCCGCGTGATCTGACCGTGGTGCAGCTGTTTCAAACCCTGCCGCTTTGGATGCAGCGCGACCTTGCCGCTCACTATCATCGGCAGCAGCAGCTGCGGCTGCAGGCCGCGCTGAAGCTTTGGCCCCGCCCAGAGCGGGTTCGGAAGCCGGGCAAGAGCCAGCTGCGCCACCGCCGGCGTGCGCGGAAGGCCCGGCGCGCCAAGTCGAGGGCTGCACGGTGACCGATCATCGCTCCCCAGACGACGCGCTGGCCGACGAGCTCATGAGTCTGCACCAGCAGTACGGCTCTATCTTGGCGGTCGTGCTGTCAGCCGAGTTCCAGGAGCTGCGGCACGCGGCGCTCGCCGAAGGAGTCGAGCATTCCGGAATCGAAGACATCATCATGCTGTTCGATGGGCTGGAACGCGAGCGGGACGAGCTGATCAGGCTGCACGGCCCGAAGGACGAGCGGCGGTGAAATTGAAAGGCCATCGAATGGAGCAGCTGCGGCTGCTGGCTGATGCGGGCGCCGTCTCTCGGGAGACCGCCGTGCCTGTCGGCCTTCGCGGCGAGTTCCGGCCTGTGACCCTGTCCGCAATGGTCGGCGAAGGGCTGGTCTGCAACGCCTATCTGCCGGTGAAGGGCGATCCCCGGCGCAGGGGCAGCCATTGCTGGCTCACGGCACGGGGTTCCGAGCTCGGCCGTGGCTAACCCGATCAACATCCGGGCTGCGCTGGATCTCCGGCCGGAGGATGCGATCCGCGCGTTCCGGCAGCGGGACGAGCTCGGAGTCTCATATGGCTGGCGGGATTGGGCTCCCGAGGAGCATGCGCGGGCGTTCACGATCGCCAACGTGTTCAAGCTGGATCTGCTGGTAGAGGCGGGCGGTAGCTTGGATGCCGCCCTGAAAGAGGGGAAGACCGAGCAGATGTGGCGCGAGGGGCTGAGCGCCGAGCTGCAAGCCTTCGGCAAGAGACGGCTGCAGACGATCTTCCGCACCAACATGCGGGTCAGCCGGGCGGCCGGGCAGTGGGCGCGCATCCAGAGCCTGAAGGCCGCCCGGCCGTTTCTCCGCTACTCGGCCATCCTGGACCGCCGCACCCGGCCGCTCCACGCCCGGTGGCACGGCATCATCCGGCCGGTGGATGACCCGATCTGGCAGACCATCTATCCGCCCAACGGGTGGAACTGCCGCTGCCAGGTGCAGCAGCTGAGCCAGCGCGACATGGACCGGCGCGGCTATGTGGTGACGCCCGACACCGATCTGCCCCAATTGGAGGTGGTCGGTGAGACGCTGATGGGTGGTCGCATTCGGTCGGTCTTCAAGGGCGTCGACGAGGGTTGGGACTACAATCCGGGCGCGGCGAGCTTCGCCGGCCTGGTCGCCCGCGCGGCCGAGGTGCTGGCCAAGGCCGAGGCGGCCGGGCTGGATCTGGCGGCCGCCGAGGTGCGCGAGGCGATCCTGGCCGAGCTGGAGAAGGTGCTGGGCCGAACGGTGGCCCAGCAGCTGCTTGCGGGCACGGCCGCCCAGGGCGTCGCGCCTGCGTACGGCGCGGATGTGGCGAGTTGGCTGGCAACCACGAGGACGGAGCAGCGGGTTGCTTGGCTGGACGAGGTCGGCAGGCTGGACGGCCCGGACGTCGAGTTCGCACGGAGGGGTGTTATCGAAGCCGGACTTCCGCTGGACGCCGGCATCGCCGCGAGGATGTATAGCGGCATCGGGACCGTTGATGACGAGACACGGGTGTTCGAGGCCTTCAACCGTGCATTCCGCCAAGGCGACCCGCCGGAAAAGTGGCGGCGGTTCGGCGCGCTGGTGGAGCAGGCTATGGAACGGCTGCCGACGCCCCAGCAGGCCGGTGTCACTGTCGTCTATGCCGGCAAGCCGCCGATCAAGGCCATCCTTGACCGCGCGGCAGCTGCTCTCGAAACTGGGCGCCCATTCGACTTCCAGCAGTTCCAGTCGACGTCGTCGGACATCGCAAGGTCGCTCATCTACACCGACCGAAGCGGCGTGCCCCCCGGCCTGGAGGCGTTGCCGAACGCAGAGGGCATCATGTTCCGCATCATTGGGCCGACACGGCCGCGGTCGCTGGCGCCTATCGCTATGAACCCTGACGAGGCGGAATTCCTCTACCCGGCGCGGCAGCGCTTCCGGGTCCTTACAATCGAACAGGAAAACGACTATGTTCGCATCGACATCGAGGAGCTCGATTGATGGACTGGCGCGATCTTCCAAAGGCGAAGGAGCCTATCGGGCTGAAGAAGACCCGCGGGCCGCGGACGCTTGCGGAAATCGACGCCGCCTCGCGGATGGGGGCGATCAGCGAGGAGCGCGCCCGCGAGCTCCGGAAGACCGCCGCCTCCTAACGCATCGCTGGTACTGGCGAGCTCGCCTGCCTGAGCGGCATGGCCAGCCCTGCGCGGTGCTGGCCAGGGGCAAGATGAATTCGATCCTGGTGGCGTTCGCCGACGGGCACCGGGTGCTGACCAGTCGGCATGCAGTTCGCAGGCTTGGCTGATGGCCCGGGCGCTGACCTGGCTCGAGCGGACCATAGTGGCCGCGTTGGACACTGATCCGCCGGCGACGTTCGAAGAGCTGCAGGCCTGCACCGGTGCCAGGGCGCGGGATCTCCATGCGGCGATCCGCTCGCTTCGGTGGCGGGGCTTCATCCAGTGGGGCCGGCTCGCGCTTCCGCCGCGGGCTCGGCCGGAGGCCGCGCCGGACCCTGATGAAGCCACCGGCTGCGCCGACGACCAGCTGTTCGCCGATGTGCCTGCGGCGGATGCCGCACAACCTCTAGCTGCCGCGAATTCCATGCGCGGCGTCGAAGATCTGCGCGCCGCCCTGGAGCCGCGGTCAGCTTCGCCGCGCAAGGTGCAGCTGCAGCTGCCGCCGCCGGAGCCTGCAACCGTGTTCGTCTATCCGGCCAAGCCGGCCACGCGCACCGCCGAGCTGGCGATCGGCGCGGTAGAGCCGCTGCCGGCCGAGTTCCGGCGCGAGGCGCTGATTGCCGCGAAGTCGCGCCAGCGCGCCTATCATGCCCGCCTGGCCGGCAAGGGTTGCGCGGCCGAGCAGACCCGCCGAGAGGCCGAGAAGGCGGCGGCCGACGCCGCGCGCCTGGCCGACCCGCTGGAGCAGGCGAAGAACCGCCTGCGCAGCCGGGGCTATGCCGTGTTCGCGGCAGAGGTGACCGGAGGGCCGAAGGGCAAGTTCGTGGTGGGCGGCCGCCTGATGACCGAGGCCGAGCTGCTGGCGAAGGCGGGCGCATGACAGCGCCGCCAACCCGGCCGGCGAAGTGCCCGGTCTGCCGCCAATGCCGAGAGACATGGAGTGCAGCGCACGGATGGACCGGGCGCCGCGACTATGGAGGGCAATTCACCGGCTACAGCCGGCACCCGCAAGATGCTCAGGAGACTTGCGATGACCAGTGAAGAGGCAGTTGAGAAGGCGCTGCAAGAATTCCGTGAAGGGGCCAATGCTGCGCTTGATAGGTTTGTCGAGCAACAGATCAGGCTATACGCCGCGGCGTTTGCACGTCCGCGCCTGCAGCAGCTGAACGATGCAACGGACGCGACGATGGCCGAACTGCAAGCTCAGACGGGCAGGCTCATCCAGATGGCGAGCGAGCGGCTTGCCGGAGATTCTCGGCGAAGTGCCTGAGGTGGCCCTGCTGCACATCTGACAGATTGGCGTCGTTATCGGCCCAGCGCGGCGGACAAGAGCAGGATGATGATGATCACGACAATCAGGAAGGCGGCGAGCTTGCGCCCATCGGCATTCTCCGGCTTCTTCTCGACGAACATCTCGGAAAGTGGAGTGGTGCTTTTCGGCCGACCCTCTTGATGTGGGCCGACACCGCCCGCCGGATATCCAAGTCTCTGTAGCTCGTGCTCGGCGTAGACTGCGCGGGATCGCCATTTGTGGATCTGCTCTTTATACAAGCTCCGGGCGCTTTCTGATGCCGTCTTCGGACATCCTTGGGGATAGCGGTAGAGGCCGCATTTGCAGACCCGTGCGTCGCAGCCCGGCAGCGGCAAGCGCGGCAGTTTCCATCCGTATTGAAACACAGCGCCGTTCATCTCTTGGGCGACGGCGCATGTTCTGGGATCGCGGGCGTCGAACAGCGCTGCGACCTTGTCTGTCGCGATCAGATGAAGATGGAGGGCGTTCC